AAGTACCGAATGAGATTGATGCAGATAGTTTTGACTTTAGCTGGCATCCATATGTAGAAGATCAACCATATGTGTACCAGTTCGGCACACAACATCAAAAGACAGGTGGACCGAAGTATATAACACCTGGAGTGATTCCTTCTAGTCCTGTCAAGTATATCGACACTCGTATTTTAAAGGCTATTAGAAAGCCAAGTAAGAAAAACTTTGCAATATTAAACAACTACAAGATTAAAGAGTTTGACTTCACCTGGCATCCAGATGAAACTGATGAGCCCTACATATATGTATTTGGTAATAATCAACATCCTGCTGAAATAATGCCTACCATAGAATACGTGGTTCCTGGCGCAAAGCAAATCAAGTATGTCAACAATATCATGGCGGTACTTGATGTTGATATGACTAACTGGGAAGTACCTGATGATATTGACACTACAGATTTTGACTTTAGCTGGAAACCTAATCCAAAAGATCCTGCGTTCATTTATCAGTTCGGTACACAATGGCAGAAAACAGGTGGACCTAGATACGTAGTACCCGGTGCTGATGAAGTTAAGTATGTGTCAACTCAAAAAGTAAAAGCGTTACCTAATCAGAACAACTGGACTATTCCTACTCATATTGATGTGACTGGATTTGATTTTAGTTGGCATCCAGATGATACAAGTCCTGCATACATATATCACTTTGCTACTCAATGGGCATTGACAGGTGGACCGATATACACTGTACCCGGCGCTGTTGAAACTAAGTACTTGGAAGAACCAAGTGCTATTGCGTTGGAGAACAAAGACAATTGGGAAGTACCTGAACATGTTGATGTTAGTGACTTTGATTTCTCATGGCATCCGTATGTAGAAGATCAGCCCTACATCTATCAGTTCGGTACACAGTGGCAGAAGACAGGCGGACCAAAGTATGTAACACCGGGCGTTATTCCTTCTAGCCCTGTAAAGTATATAGATACTCGTATTTTAAAATCTAAAAGATTACCGAATAAGAAAAACTTTGCAATACTCAATAACTATAAGATTAAAGAGTTTGATTGGTCGTGGCATCCGGATGAAACCGATGAGCCATATATCTATGTGTTCGGCAACACTCAGCATCCTGCTGAGATAATGCCTACTGTAGAATACAAAGTTCCGGGTGCAAAACAAATCAAATATGTGTCTGATGTTATTGCTGTACTTGATGTTGATATGACTAACTGGGAAGTGCCTGCTAGTGTAGATACAACTGGCTTTGACTTTAGTTGGAAACCCAATCCAAAAGATCCTGCGTTCATATACGAATTCAGTACACAATGGCAGAAGACAGGTGGACCTCGATATATCGTTCCCGATGCCACCGAAGTCAAGTATGTCACCACACAAAAAGTAAAAGCATTGCCGGATCATGACAAGTGGACATTACCTGAGAACATTGATGTAACTGATTTTGACTTTAGCTGGCATCCTGACAGTACTAGCCCTCCGTACAACTATCATTTTGCTACTCAATGGGCATTGAGTGGTGGACCTGTATACAAGATGGATGGCGCAATTGCAACTAAGTACATGGATTCACCTAGTGCAAAAGCGTTGCCTAACAAAACTAACTGGGAAGTTCCGGTTGACATTGATGAATCTGATTTCGATTTCTCATGGCACCCTTATGCAGAAGACGATCCGTATATCTATCAGTTCGGTACACAGTGGCAGAAGACAGGCGGACCTCGGTATGTTACTCCGGGCGCAAAAAGAAGCGCACCAGTCAAGTACATTGATACTCGTGTTATCACATCAAAGAAATTACCTACTAAGAGTAAATTTAATGTATTAAACAACTTATCAGTTGCATCGTTTGATTGGTCATGGCATCCTGATGACACTGACGGTGAATTCATCTATGTGTTTGGTAACACACAGTATCCTGCAGAAGTGATGCCTACGATTGAATATCGTTCAAGTCCTTATGCTGAAAAGATAAAGTATGTCAATGATGTGAAGGCAACACTTGCTACCGACCTTACTGGATGGGATGTACCGAGCAAAATAGATGTAAGTCAGTTTGACTTTAGTTGGAAACCAAATCCAAATGACCCTCCCTATATCTATCAGTTTGGTACACAACATCAAAAGACAGGTGGACCAAAGTACACTGTATCAGGTGCAACTGAAGTAAAATATGTAGAAGAATCTACTGCAAAGTCAGTAGCTTCTAAGAAGCATTGGTTTGTTCCACCTAGTATAAACTCATCGGTGTTTGATTTCTCATGGCACCCAGACGACACTGATGAACTATTCATTTATCAGTTTGGTACTCAATGGCAAAAGACAGGTGGCCCTCGCTATGTGCCTGAAGGCGCTACTAGCGACACCCCAGTTAAGTATTGCAGTGATATCAAATCTATCCATTTGAAAGATAAGAAAAATTTCACTACATTGATAGAACACGATATCAAAGATTTTGACTACAGCTGGCACCCAGATGACACTGAGAAACCATACATATATCGTTTCGGCAACAAACAATATTCTGCTGAAATTATGCCTACTATTGAATACAAGGTTCCCGGAGCAGTGCAAACAAAATATGTGACAGATATTGTTGCAATACTAAGCCCTAATAGAAAAAATTGGGTAGTACCTAAGAACATACAAGCCGAAAGTTTTGATTTTAGTTGGATCCCTAATCCAAACGATCCTCCATACATCTATCAGTTTGGCACACAGCATCAAAAGACAAATGGACCTAGATACGAAGTTTTCGGAGCAACTGATATAAAGTATGTTGATGATATCCGAGCAAAACGCAAAGAGGACAAGACTAACTGGGTCATCCCCAATGGTGTTGCTGTAAATGATTTTGACTTTAGCTGGCATCCTGATGAATTAGCACCACCGTATGTGTATCAGTTTGGTACTATGGTAGATGATAAGGATGGTCCTAAGTATGTTACACCGGGTCATACTGGAGAGATTGTATATAAGTTACGTATAACTAAACCATATGAAAATGAATTAGCAACCTCTATCCCTGATCAGGTTGTTGTTCCTGAATACTACATCGAAACTACTTTAGAAGATTTGATTAATCAACATTCTTCTGAAGTATTCTGGGCATTGAATAAGAACATCGACTACACTGGTTTCGACTTTGATTGGAGACCAGAAGTTATCAATGTTGCATGGGAATCTGACTACGTACACGTGTTTGGATCACCGGACTCAGTAACTACTCATACATATTTTGTAAACGCTAGGTCTTATCTAGATGGTAAGAAAGATTTAAAGTTTGTAGAAGATGCGTCATTGAATGAAGGCTACTTGTCTAGGTTGTTTATCAAACCAGACATGTTCTTTGTTGATAGAGGCAACCCAGAATCAGCACACAGATATGAAGAATTGAAGATTAAATTTGGTAACATTCAAAAGACTCGTTATCTAAACAGCTGGGTTGATACTATCAATCGTTGTATCAATCGTAGTACCACAGAATTGTGCTGGATATTGAATAGCGAATTAGATTACACTGACTTTGATTTCAACTACTATCCTAACCCCTGGCAGATGAAGATGGTTCATGTGTTTGGTACTCAGTGGAGTCATTGGGGTACAACCTTTATAGTTAATCGTGACACATTTTCTGCTGATACAAAATACATCAAGATTATTGAGCATTTGAGCAACCTTAACTTTATTAAGGATAGAACTGCTAAAGCCACTAACGTATTGTACGATGTGTACTATATTGATCACGGTAACACACCTAACTTACCTTTAGCAAATGTTGTACCTTATGATACTGATTACCTAACTACCTTTAAGAATATAATATCTAAACTTCCTGAGAAGAAAGAACATTACATTTGGATAGCAAGCACAGTATGTGATTATGAGAGTTTTGACTTCACTTACATATGTGATCCATTTGCTAGAGAGCAGTTGCATGTATTCCCAAGTGACAAGCAAAAGTTTGGTGACACATTCTTGGTCAATGTGAACAAGTTACGTGAGTTGATAAAGGACATGGAGTCATTGAAAGATTATGACAAGATTAATTTTAATCAGCATCAACGTACCAAACGATTGGCAGCTCCTGTTATTGTTTCTGATTTTGATAGCCATGTTGCTACGGTAATGCAGGACTTTGATTTCCCCTATGCAACTTTTGTAACAAGCGACAACAAAGACATTGTAGTAGTAGAAGAAGAACCAATGAACTTGTGGGATATTGAGTCAAAGAACATATTGATTACTAGTACCGGTGGCACACGCATTGTTGTTCCTAAAGAAGCAAAGCAATATGTTGAGACACAGTTGTACGACTATCCATACATCAAGACTGCATCACGATTAGCCAAGAGTAACCCATTAGATATCGTATTCTTGAGTAACGGTGAGGCATGTGCGGATGAGAACTATGAACATCTATTGAAAGCTACAAAGGGCCTACCTAACAGAATTGTTCGTGTAGATGGAGTTAATGGTCGTGTTGAAGCATATCATGCGGCAGCAGAAGCAAGCAACACCCCTTGGATGTTTACTGTGTTTGCTAAACTGAAAGTCAACACTAAATTTGACTTCAACTGGCAACCAGATAGATTGCAGATACCAAAGCACTATATGTTCTTAGCTAAGAATCCTGTGAATGGTTTGATATATGGTCATCAGGGCATGATTGCGTACAACAAGCAAATGACATTAGATAACTTAGGATATGGACTAGACTTTACACTTGATAGTCCGCATGAGACTATTGAATTATTGTCTGGTATAGCAACATACAATATTGATGAATGGTCGACATGGCGTACTGCATTCCGTGAAGTAATCAAATTGAAGAAAGAAGATTCTGAAATTAGCAACAGCCGCTTAGAAGTGTGGCTGACTAAGGCAACCGGCGAGTTTGCACAGAGTTCACTTGACGGAGCCAAAGACGGTATTGACTATTACAATGAAGTAGATGGCAAGACAGACAAACTAAAATTAAGTTATGAGTGGGCATGGCTCCGAGAAAGATTTAACAAATGAAATATATCACGCACAATCAATGGTCCGGGGATAATAAATTCATAGAATTTTATCATCGTGTGCTCAATGAGGAATGGGATAAGATAATAATATTCTGTCAAAATGAATGGGAATGGTACAACCACGAACCAATACATTGGAAGTTGTTGCAAGAACATTGCAAGAGCATAGGTAGGCCCATACATGTTATCGTTGGTGCTGCTGAAAAAGATTTCCCAGTTCAGATTGACAATATAGTAGTGACATATTGGGCTACAGCTTGGTTTAGCAGAACATACACTAATGCCATACGAAGCAACAGCACTGGTATCTTTATCAATCCTCTTGGTCCTGCTGAGTACACACATCATTATTTTAATTTTAATCACAGACCAAAGTCTCATCGTTGTAGGGTTATAGATCAATTGGCAAAACATAATATATTGAAGCACGGCAAAGTTTCTATACATGATAGTGAAGTGTATTCTGGCTATGCACAAGAAGCTTGGAGAACATATAACTGGAAACACTTTAACTTTACACCTCTAGAGGTCGACCATGAAAAGTTCACAGTAAATTCACACTCGCAAATGTTTGCAGTCACCGATGTACATAAAAAAGCATTTTGTCAGTTAGTTAGTGAAACTACAGATAGATCCTATTTTATAAGTGAAAAAACAATCATGCCTTTATGTGCAGGAAAGCCTTTTTTAGTTGCATCAAGACAGGGATATCATAAGATGTTAGTTGATTTAGGTTTTGTATTATATGATGAAATCTTTAACTATTCGTTTGATGATGTTACGGATGAAGATATCAGATATGAAATGCTAGTTGACAATTACAAACGACTATGTGAGATTCCGTTGTCTGAGTTACCATTTATAACACATAAGATTTCTGATAAACTACTACACAATAAAAATAGGGTAAGAGAAATAGTTTATGATCGAAACCTTAAACCTGACCTTGTAAAAGAAATATTAGCTCACTATACTAAGACAGGCGAAGAAGTAGATCACCTTCTTTGCTCATTACATAATGAAGAAGAAATGTTGCAATTCTATGAGTGGTAATGTATCTAACTATATAGGACACAATCAATGGGACGGCCTAAACTTTGCTAATTTTTATAACAAAGTTGTTTCTGGATACTATGACAAGGTAATTTTATTTTGCCAGAATGAATGGGAATGGCATGCACAACCTGAATTATTTAACAACCTACTTTCTTTTTGTAAAAGTAGGAATCAACCATTATATGTCATATCAGGTTCTGCTGAGTTGCATTACCCTACACGAGTTGAAAACACTGAGGTTTCCTGGTGGAGTACATATTGGATAGGTAAAACATTAGGAGCTCTATTCAATAGCAATGAAGGGAAAAAATTATCAATAGACCCATATGAACATGTAGACTACAAATACCATTACATATCGATGAACAACCGGCCACATGCTCATAGGTGTTTATTGATAGATTTGTTAGCTAAAAACAATCTGTTAGAACATGGAGCAGTGTCAATGCATGGTACCCCTGTAATGTACACCTATAGATATTTTGACGGTAGACCATTGATACTAGAATCTGAGTTTGCAGAGGATAAAAATCAATATAGAATAGTAGATCAGTACTATGAATCATTTGCACAATTGATAAGTGAGAGTTCCGGGAATACAATTATTCTAACTGAAAAGACTGCTATTCCTTTGTTACTAGGTAAGCCCTTTCTGGTAGCAAGTCAGATGCACTATCATAAATTCTTAAAAAATTTAGGGTTTGAACTGTACGAGGAACTATTTGACTATTCGTTTGATGACGAACCCGATGAAGAAAAACGTTATGAGATGTTGTTAGAAAACTTCAAAAAACTTATAAAAGTAAACAAGCAGGATTTGTATATATTGCGAATGCAAATAGCCAACAAAGTTGCATTCAATAAGAAACATGCAAGGGCATTGGCCTATGATAAATCATTGTATCCAAAAATAGCAGTAGAAGCCATCGATTGGTATGAAGATACCGGGAATATTTTGGATCGACACTTGATAGATGACTATGAAAACCTCAAATCATGTAGGGACTATGAAATTTGACATAAATACAGAAAGGTGATACAATCATGAATATGAATAGAGCTTTAGCACTTAAGGGATTACTAGCACTAATGGGCTTATATGTAGCCTACAAGTTAGGGCTTGAACTTTGGTGCATTGCATATGGTTTGTTAATGTAAGGAGCGTATATGAAACGTTTTATTGGTGCTGTTGTTATTTTGGGTAGTCTTGTTGGGTGTGCTACACCTCAACAAAACGCGGCATTGACCGGTGCAATAATCGGCGCCGCAGTTATGGGTTCAGTATACTCACAACCTGCACCAAGACCGTTGCAATGTCACTCTACCAAAAGAGTGATTGGGTATGATATCTATCATCGTCCTGTGTATCAACATAGACAGGTGTGTAGATAAAAGTTAAGACTGTATGAAGTAGACAGAAAAGGATTCAAGACGCGGGGGCAGTGCCCGCCAGGTCCACCATAAGCATATTAGACGAATGGATACAAACTGTAGGCATACAGTAGCAACAGAGCGGTTAGTATGTTTTTGATGGGCCTGACACAGGATCGATTGGGTCAAGAGTATTGAAATGGACAGTCCGGCAATGTAGAAGCCGTTAGGATTGGGGTAACCTGGTCGAAGAAGCAAAAAACGTAAATGCAAACGACGAACAGTTCGCTTTAGCAGCCTAAGCGGCCGCTTAGGGTTTCGGTAGGTTTCCTCGTAACAGAATAACCTACCCTAATTTAGGAAAAAAAATGTCATTTCAAGACAATCATTATGAAATTATTAGGGGTGCATTACATCCTGAAGTGTTAGAACTTGTAGACATAGAAATGGAGTTATTGAAAAAAGTAACTTACGCCAAAAACAAACAAGATGAAGAAAATAAATTTATATTTTCAGATGGACAAGTTACTAATTCTTATTCCAGGTATGCCCCTCCATGTGTTGAAGCACTGAGTATCAAATTACTACCATTAATGGAAAAAGTAATTGGCAAACAATTATATAGTAGTTTTAGCTATGCTAGAATATATTACAACGGTGCTACAATGGCAGAACACAAAGACAGACCAGGTTGTGAATTTGCTACGACTATTAATATTTCAATAGACCCTGAGCCTTGGGAAATTTGGTTTGATGATTTAAAAGGAAATAGATTTCCTATTTTATTAAATCCCGGTGATCTTATTGTTTATAAAGGGAGTGTTTTACCCCATTGGAGAAATGAATACCTGGGTGAGAGACAATTACAAGCGTTCTTGTTCTATGTGGATAAATTCGGTAAATACAAAGATTACAAATATGACCGTAGGAAATGTTTAGGCATGCCTGATCCTGAAAAATATTGTGGCGGAGTATAAACATGTTAAAACCAGAAGAACATACTATACTAGACTTTGTACAAGTTTATAAAAAAGTAATTACCAAAGAACAATGTTCATTCGTAATTAAAAAAACAGATGAATTTCATTGGTTGCCACATCAATGGTCCGGCTACAATAAGCTATCGGAAGCACCAAAATCAGAGGAAAATTGTGATAGGACTGAACTTTTCGGAATGACAAGATTATTAATATCTGGATTTGTTAAGAATGCAATTGATGAATATAAAAAATATGTTATCAAAACATTAGGAACCAATTTTAACATTAATGGTATAACTATACCTGAAATCAACAGATACAGAGAAGGTAAGGGAATGGCAGAACACGTAGACCATATCACTAGTATTTTTGACGGGGAAACTAAGGGAATACCCACACTGAGTGTGGTTGGGTTGTTAAATGATGAGTTTCAAGGTGGCGAGTTTAAATTTTGGGATAAATATGATATGAATTTAGAAATAGGAGACATATTAGTGTTTCCTAGTAATTTTCTATACAACCACCAGGTAAACAAGGTCACCCGGGGTATAAGATATTCTTTTGTGTCTTGGATTTACTAATGATAAATACTAGATACAACTAACAGGAATTACCATATGAAATATTTAATAGATTTTAAAAACGACACGGCTGAAGCAACAATTCAGCAATATTTTACTGATAATACTATTACTGTCATTAGACAGTTTGATAAATTGGGATTAGTTTATGAGGTGTCTACTGATTCTATCCCACCTACTACTGATATCATTGAATATGTTATCAATGATGAGGAAGCACCTATAAAACTTTTAAGTCGTGAAACGGTCGATTTTGATCCTGAAGTTGATTCAAATTGGTGGAAACTTGCAGTATTAGATTTACACGTTTATGATAAGCCAACTATAACACATAAATTAAATGAACATTATATTAGTGTATATGTTGTAGATAGCGGAATTACTGCGGATCATCCTGAATTTGTTGGAGTTAATGTAGAAAATGTTTATAGCTATGATGGTACATTTAATGACATTAACGGTCACGGTACTGCTATATCTAGTATAATAGGTGGTAATACTTGTTCATTAGCTAATACAGACATAAAAGTTGTAAAAATATTTGGAGAAACACCTACTCGTCAAAGTCATTTACTTGCGGCTTTTGATGCTATTATTTCTCATAAATCTGCAAATCCTTTCCGATCAGTAGTTAATTTAAGTTGGGCTATTGATAAAAATGAGTTTATTGAATCTAAAATTCAAAAATTGCTTGATAATAAGATTATAGTTGTATGTTCTGCAGGTAATGCAGGAATACCAATTCCCAATGTTACTCCATCATCGATGCCCGATGTGGTAACAGTTGGCGCATATAACCATGACTTTGAACCATGTGATTTTTCTAACTATACAAGTAGTGGAATTGCAGTAACAGGTGGAACTGTTAACTATGGTGCAATCGATGTGTGGGCTCCGGGTGTTGGTATTATGGCAGCCAACAAAGATGGTTCTTATCATATTGTATCCGGAACTAGTATTTCGTCTGCTATCCATAGCTCTGCTGTAGCATTTCAAATTGGGTTAGAATTTAGTGTAAGTGACCCTAATCAATATTTAAGTTCAGTACGTTATAATGAAGTAATAAACATTCCTAATCTTGATAAATTACACGCCGGCTGGAGAGAACATATATTAACACTAGAAGGTAACTATGTAAATTCAACTAATAGGATAACATCAATAATGTCTAAACCTGAAGTACTTCAGATTATAGCATTTGATCTATACGAAACAAAAACAGTGGGACAGCCAATTGGTGAAGTTGTATTTTTGAATATGTTCATTGAGTCATATAACCTAGAACAGCCACTTCCTACAGGTTTACAATTTATTGATGGATTTATTGATGGAGTAGTTGATTCCAATTATTTAGAAGGTCAAGACTACAAATTATTCTCTACAAGATGTAATTTTACAACTATTTTAGGAGAAACTGGATTTAGTGAAATACGCTTATTAATTAAAAAAGATAGTGAGTTTGATGTTACATTGTTAGACGATCCTGAAGTTGTTGTACATTTACAAGCAGGCCCGAACTGTCCTAACGGCTTTGCATGTTTCACCGACTGCACCGCTCCACAGAAAGGTGTGCAGTGCCGGTGGCCAGGTTTTCCTAACGTATGCGCCTGCTTTTGACCGCCCCCTAATAGGAAGTTAATAATTATGAATTTTACAGACAAAATTAAAGAACAACTTAAGCGTGGCCGTGATATTGTTTTTGTTGATACTGAATTAGCACAAGAACGTATTGCTATATGTAGTTCATGTGAATATTTATCCGGACTGCGTAATTGTAAAAAATGCGGTTGTTTTGTTGACGCTAAAACAAAATTAAAAGGTGCTAGCTGTCCAATAGGTAAATGGTAAATGTATTGGATACCGGAGATCAATGATAGTAAAATTAAGGCTCTGTCATTTAAGAACGCTATCTTTTCTAAAAGAGCACCGATCGATATTGCAGTAGATGCAGTAAAAAGAATAACAGAACGATATCCCCCACCTTATACATTATTTGCATCTGGTGGTGTGGATAGTCAGTCATGCATATATGCTTGGCTTAAATCAGGGGTAGATTTTAAGGTTGTGTTTGTTAAATATGAAAATGATTTTAATGAGCATGATTTTGTAGAATTACAGCTTTTCAAAGAAAAATATAATTTTGATTTGGAAATTTTAAATTTTAACGTAATACCCTTTTTAACCACACAACTAGAGAAATACGCAATTAATTATAATTGTATATCACCTATGTTATGTACTCACTTTGCTATGTCAGAAATGGTCAAAGATGGTACTGTAATTTTTAGTGGGGTACTTGCTGGTTCCTATATAACTGAACTCAATCTGATAGAAATAGCATGGCTAAATTATACTAAGTTAAGTAAAAGAAATATTATAGGTAACTTCTTTGGAATAGAAGATCCAGAATTACTTTTTGCCTTTATAGACATATACCAGCGTGTTCACAAACAAATAGTAAACGATCCAAATATAGATAAGTCAATCAACATATATAACCGACCTTTATATGATTATAAAATAAAATATTTGACGTATCAAGAAGGTGGGTTCCCAGTAATACCTCAAGAAATTAAACTCAGTGGTTTTGAAAAAATAAAAGATTATTGCGACATACATTTTCCAATCACACCCAAAGAACGTTTAATGTATACGACTCAATTTAGCAAAAGAGCGTTTGAAATAAAATTTAGATACCCTTGGATTGGTAAGGTTAATTCAGAACAAATAAAAATAATATATTAGTAATAATAGAAGTATAAATACACTACTATGAAAAAAATTCCAGCATTTAATATACCATTTTATGAATTTACGGCTGACGAGCAACTAACAACTAAAACACTAGAGTTAGCACAACGTCAACAATATACTGCAAATATGACAAATAAATCGAATTTTCAAGAATTAATAAAAAGTAAAGAATTAGTTACTTGGTTTAATTCGTGTATACTAGAAACTAAAAATGATTTGTATAAAGACTCTTTGTTTGATATAAAGGTAAGTGATGCATGGTATAACAAATCGTCATATACTGAAAAACATCATATACATGCACATCCAAATTCTGTACTTAGCGGAATATTTTATTTAACAACCCATACTAAAAAAGCTAAAACTAAATTTTATTTTCCTAACCCATTCTATCATATGGATTTTAGCAATATAATATATTCGGGTGAACATTTTATAACTTCCGAAAAATTTATAATAACTGAAGTGCAACCAGTTGCAGGCAAGTTGATTATTTTCCCTTCTAATATTCGACATGATGTTGAAACTAATATTACTAGGGATGATAGATATTCTATAGCATTTAATTCATTCTTTTCTGGAATTATAGGAAAAAAAGATTCTTCTACAATGTTACATATTACTGTGCAATATCCGGATTTAGAATAAACTATCCAAATAGACTTACTTTTTGTGTAAACAAATAGTATACTTTGCTACATGAACTATTTTATTGGGTTGTAGTTAGCTCAATAAATACTATTCTAACTTGTTGAAAAACAGTTTTATTTTAAAAGGAAAATCTTATGAAAAAAATCGCATTAGCGACATTATTGGCCGCAACAACAATGGTTGCATCAGCACAAGTATCAATCTCTGGTAAAGTTGCTGAGTTTGTAGATAGCACCAAAACTGGTGTGGTTCGCACAACTAGCATTGCCGGTGAGCCAACAAACAACATCGCAATTTCTGCTACAGAAAATTTAGGCGGTGGATTGAAGGCACGTGTTGTTGTTGAAACAAGTATCGGTGCAAACACTATCAATGGCAATGGCACACAATTAGGTGATCGTCAAAGCACAATTGGTGTAGCATCTAAATCTGTTTCAGTTGATATCGGCCGCAATGTTCATAGCCATTTCTTAGCAATCACAAACAACGATACTTTCGGTACATTGTTTGGTAGTGTTGCAGGTGATGTTCACAATCTACGTAATCTACGTTTAGGTGATTCAGTGTTCGTTAACGTAACTCCTGTTAAAAACTTAGCAGTTGCTTATGAGCGTTCACAAACTATTGTAGGACAAGAAGCTACTGTAGTTGCTGGCTCTACGACATTATTGGGCGTAGGTGCAACAGTCGCTCGTTTTGAGCAAGGTACTGAAAAGAGTACTGTTGTCGGTCTAAGCACTAAGTTATTTGGTAACAAAATTACTTATACTCATAGTGATGACCAAGGTGCTACTAATAGCAAAGGTGACTTGATTGGTGTCTCACGTGACATCGGTTCTATCACTGCTAAGGCAAGTTATGGTACCACAAACACTGATGTTAAAGCATACGCACTAGGTGCTGATTATAATTTCAGCAAGCGTACTGCGTTGACTGTTGCATATCGCAATGTCAACAAGACAGGTTCAGCACATGATGTTGAGCAAGTGGGTGTAGGTTTGACACATCGTTTCTGATAAGATCGACCTCAACAAAAGGCTCTTCGGAGCCTTTTTCCATGGCTTGACAATAAATAGGATATAGTATAGAATACAATATGGAAATAAAAACTGCATTAGAAGGTAGCGAAGCATGTGACAAGTTACGCAAAGACTTGTCTAAACTACGCTACAACCCGGATCTCAACAAAATGTTGAAGAACATCATATCTATGGTTACTGAACTTTCCAAACTAGAAGTGACTTGTCGCCGTACTCCTAGTAAACATATTTTAGAGACACCTCTGAAAAACCTAAACGAGTCCATAACACATTTAGAAAAACTAATACTAATTGCTAAACTAGTAGACTAACATGAAATTCATTTTAATATCATTGATCCTTTCAAATGGCTGGGCTGTCGAATTTGATTCACAGTCTGCCTGTCAAAATGCAGTTCGGGAAATCTATGCACAACGGCTCAATCCTCCAGGGCAACGATTGAAAGAACTTGAACAAACCATCGACCTACAAGTCAAAGTCTCCAAAGAATACCTTTGCGTGAAAAAAGGTTGACGATAAATCGGTTTGGTAATATAATCTATACATAGATCAAAGGATTAGTAATGGAATTCAAAGTTGAAGGCAGTCGCCGAAACAAAAAATTCGTAGAAGCATTACTACCCTCTATGTTCAAACAACTGAAACTTGAAAATAGTACCAAAGCAGTGGTTATTCGTATTGCCGATGAATGTGGGGACAACAGCGGCATTACGCTAGACCTTTCACAGGCAACAGGATGCTACATGGTAGTCATCAAGCCCAATCGCCGACTCAAAGAGATTGGACTGACACTTGCACATGAAATGGTCCATGTCAAGCAAATGGCTAAGGGTACACTAAAGTCTACAAAAAACGGAACCACTATTTGGGCAGGCAAAAAGTATAGCAAGAAAACTGAATACTTGAGTATGCCTTGGGAAATCGAAGCATTCAGTCGGCAAGAACTGATTCTCCGTCGTGCGTTTGAGGAATAAAAAGGTTGACAATAAATCGGTTTGGGCATATAATCTATACATAGATTGAAACAAAGGAACTGAAATGACTAAGCAAGATCACACAATGTACATCTACAAAGCCGACAAGCGCACTAAGTCCGGCGAGCGTATTGTTTCAACTACAGTATGGCGCAACCGTGATGAAGCTGAAATGAAGCGTGAAGTCCGCGAACTTCAATACGAACTGTATCCAACAAGCAAGGGTTTCCGTATCGAGTTTCACCCTTCTATGATTACAGTCAAGAACCTCATGACTGGCAAAGATGTTCAGATCGACCGTAACACTCCTTGGGCTTGCAACCCTGCTAGCGAAAGCTACTGGTCAATGTAATTTGACAATAAATGGACCTTGTGCTACAATACTTGTATTGACACTGAAACATAGGAACTGAAAATGACTCCCCTGACAGAACGCCAAAAAACTCTGATTGTCTCTAACGTTGTTAAAGCAGTCAAAAACATTGATAATCTGAACAAGACAGGTTACAACTTTGTCTATCAGTGTTCCGGTTTCATCGCACACTATGACCTGTACGGTTTCATTGCAAGCTACACAGGTCAATCATTGAAGCGTGACCTCATTTCATATGCAGGTCAGAATCAATGGAACAACTTTCGCCCAGGCGAGCGTGACTACGATTACATGATGGCAAAGAAGGATGTGTACAATCGCATCGTTGCCCAAATCATGTAAAATAAATTTGACGACAAATCAAATCTCTGCTAAACTACAGTTTCTCTCTTTTAACACACTTTCTTTATAGGATAACACATGTCTAAAGTTTCTGACAATCTCACAATCACTTCCGTTCAAGCCCGCAAGGCTGTTCTCAAAGCTTTCCAAGCAAAGCGTCCTATTTTCTTGTGGGGCCCTCCCGGCATCGGCAAGTCTGAGGTTGTTCAAGAAATTTCTGATGAACTTGGTGGTTTCGTCATTGACTTGCGTATGGCGCAAATGGAGCCTACTGATATTCGAGGCATCCCTTACTTCAACAAAGATATCAACAAGATGGACTGGGCCGCACCCGTCGATCTGCCCGATGAAGAATTCGCAAAACAATACCCAGTGGTTGTTCTCTTCCTCGATGAAATGAACTCTGCACCCCCAGCTGTTCAGGCTGCAGGCTATCAACTGATTTTGAACCGTCGAGTCGGTAAGTACAAGTTGCCCAATAATGTCGTTATCGTTGCCGCAGGTAACCGTGACTCTGACAAAGGTGTGACATATCGCATGCCGATGCCCCTCGCTAATCGTTTCTTGCACTTGGAAATGCGAGCCGACTTTACTGCATGGCAGAACTGGGCTGTTGACAAAGGCATTCACAAAGACGTGGTTGGTTACTTGTCTTTTGCAAAACAAGACTTGTACGAATTCGATTCTAAGTCTTCAAGCCGAGCATTCGCTACTCCCCGTTCTTGGGTATTCGTGTCTGACTTGTTGAAAGACGAGGACGTTGACACTGACACACTGTTCAACTTGGTTGCAGGTGCAGTTGGTGAAGGTCTTGCTGTTAAGTTTATGGCACACCGCAAAGTCGCAGGTCGTATGCCCGACCCAGCTGATATCTTGTCAGGTAAAGTCAAAGACTTGTCTGTCAAAGAAATCTCGGCTATGTACTCACTGACAGTTTCTATGTGCTACGAATTGCGTGATGCACTTGAAAACAAGAAAGTGACCAACAAAGAATTCCATGACATGGCGAAGAACTTCTTCACATACATCATGGCTAACTTTGAAACTGAGTTGGTTGTTATGGGTGCTAAGATTGCACTCAAGACTTACAAACTCCCAATCGAGCCTAGCTTGCTTGGTGCTACATTTGATGATTTCCACAAGAAGTACGGCAAGTACATCGTGGAGGCTGGTAACTGATTCAGTTACTAGTTTTACAGGGTGAGTGTAGCAATATGCTCACCCTTTTTTTATTAAGGATTATTATGTCAGGTAAAAAGTATTTTTATGCATTAGGGCAACGTGCCCGCTCTTGGGGTTGGACCAAGGATGATGGTATGGAGCACTTCAAAATTGAAGCAGGTGCAGCCTATGCACGAATCGCATTTGATGCAGGTTACCGAGGGTTGTCACTATGAGTAACGAAGAAAAAAAGCCATTAGAGGTTGTGTTTGCCCCAGGTTGCTTTGATGACTTTGATGGTACACAGAAAGAACTGGACGAAATGATTGCTGAGATTAATCGCCTAGCCGAAACAGGTGAACTGTTTGAACGATCACTTCCTGTTGATTTGGATGAACTCTCGGACGAGGAATTAGAAGAACTTGCCGGAAAGATGGGTATTGACCTCGATGACCTTAACGAAGTTGACCTTGACGAGGATGTAGTAAATCGTGCTACAAAACGGACCCTTCAATAATTTGACAGAAAATCTATTATTTGCTATAATAGACGCATAAACACTAAAGGACTAACATGAGCGAAGTTATCGACAAGCGCAAAACTAAAAAGAACAATGACAAGTTTGATAAACTTGTCGGCCCAACTGATCCCAAGATTGACCTGCAAGCCCGTGAGCGACTGGTAACTGCTCGAATCGGTTTGCTGTTGCGCCATTCGTTTTTCGGTAACCTCGCAACACGCATGTCATTGACCAATGCCGATGAATGGTGTAGTACTGCGGCAACTGACGGTCTCAAATTCTATTACAACTCCCGTTTCATTATGATGCTCAAGCCTAAAGAGGTTGAGTTTCTTGTGGCACATGAGGTGTTGCATGTAGTGTACGATCACATGGGTCGCCGCGGTACTCGTGACCCGCAACTCTTTAACATTGCAAACGACTATGCAGTCAATGCCGACTTGAAGCGACACAAGGTTGGTCAATTCATTACCACTGTGCCTTGCTTGTATGAGCAAAAGTATGACGGTAAGTCTTCTGAGGAAATCTATGATGACCTCATGAAGAATGTCCAAAAGATTGATATCAATAGTCTGATTGACCAGATGATTGACGATCACCTCGATGGTGATGGTGATGGTGAATCTGATGGTGACGGTGACGAAAAAGAAGGCAAAGGCAAAGGTCGTCCTAAGATGTCTCCTGAAGAACGTGAACGTGCCCGTCAAGAAATCAAGCAAGCTATTTTAAATGCCGCACAGTCTGCCGAAGCAGGCACATTGCCTAAAGGTGTTGAGCGTTTGATTCGTAGCGTTACTGACCCAGTCATGCCCTGGCGTGAACTGATTCAGACTAACTTGACCAGTGCAATTCGTACTGACTTCTCTTGGATGCGTCCTTCACGCCGTGGTTGGCACATGGATGCTATCATGCCCGGCATGACGCCCGGTGAAGAAATCGATGTGGTCGTTGCTATCGACATGTCAGGCTCTATCTCTAACAAGCAAGCGCAAGCATTTTTGGGTGAGATTGGTGGCATGATGGATGCATTCGATGGCTACAAGGTTCATGTTTTCTGTTTCGATACTGAAATCTACAACCCTGCTGACTTCACTAGCGAGAACCTTGATTCAATTGATGGCTACGAACCACAAGGTGGCGGTGGCACTGACTTTGATGCTATCTTTGAATACTTGAAAGAAGTCGGCAATGTTCCCAAGCGATTGATTGTTTTCACTGACGGTTATCCCTGCGGTTCTTGGGGTGATGCTGATTACTGCGATACAACTTGGATCATTCATGGTGACCCTAATCCGAATCCCCCATTCGGTACTTACGCACTGTATGATGACAAGTGAAAAGTTAATTTTCGAATCACCCGATGGAGGTAAAACAGTGTATGCTCGTAAAATGGGCGAGACTGATCGACACCTTCATTGGGTTGACCCGGTGCACAAAAAAGAAGGAGAACTATCTGCTAGGTGGTTTAAATTAAAAGAAGCCGTGTTCATGGCAGACAGTGATCCTACACTCAATGATGCAATAAGTAAGGTAGAAATGTTGTATGCTATCAAAAAAGGATCCTAATCAATTGAGTGTCCATTCTATCATCGAAATAAAGCCTGAGGTGTGGCATGTTAATAGAAAGTTAGACTTCAAGCCCCCACATTTTGTCACAGCAAACACAGCAATAACAAGAGAATCAGCTAAATGGATCGTTCATACCCTATCAGGACGTTATACCTTTATTGGATCAGAATCCATAGATGATTTCTTTGTGCCAATTACATTGCCCTCATTTGAAGATCCTACTGAGGCATTACTGTACGAACTAAAATGGTCTTGACATTTATTTTAAGTGTCGAAAACTACTATTAAATAATAATATCAAAAGGAGAAAACTATTATGAGTTTTTTAAGACACGTAGGTAAACATGGCGACCGAAAAGTTGCAGTCATTTTTAGAGAGGTACCGGGCGAGCCGCATATGTGCTTGGTAGCCTATACAGAGTTGTTAAATCAACACATTCATGATCCAATGATTAAATGTATTGAGTCTGATATTGGTCAAAACAGTGAAAACTTGGCGGACGCATTGAATCGGTCTTATACCAAAGACGGTAATCCAATTCTACAAGTTTTACACAGAGAAGGTCAATTGAAGAAAGTCAATACTGAGATGGTACTGATGACTCCTGCACCCAACACTAAGATTAGGTTGAATGAACTCAACAAAATTTTGAATGAAATGAAACAGGGTGAAGCCGCAGTCAAGCGTCTTGCCGAGATAGATAGTAGCCGCGGATTGCAGGACCCGGCCGATGTTGCTCGTAGAATGCGTGGCAATCAAGAACCACCGCAAAACGTACAAAGTGCCCAGGGCGTATTAGCCGATAATGAGTTAGCAAATAACTTGCGTCAGCAAGCACAAAAGATGGATGCAGAGGCTAAAGGACTACTAGCAGAATCACAACGTTTGCTGAAAGAAGCCGCACAGATGGACGGCGGGGTACTTGAAACAGTGTCAACTGCTTCTATCTCTGTTCAACCAAAGCGTAGAGGTCGTCCTGCAAAGGCAAAAGCAGTAGCGTAACAACACATGTCACCTGAATTCATCGCAAAGTGGGAACACATCTTAGAAGATGTTGAGAAACAAAAAATACCTGTACAGTTTATTAAAAAGATAATCGTCAAGCTTGAAGGTAAACGACAACAGACAATTAACATTGAAAAGTTTCTCAGTCAAGGTTTGGACCCTGAACAAATTGAGGATGCAGTTGGTAGAAAACTGCACGAGCTTGACGATCAAATTTCAAGTGTGGAATTTGTTCTCAATGTTCAAAACATTGCCGAGACGGTACAACCAGAAACTGATAGGTTATTGAATAAACTATGAAACTGATAGTAGCATGTGATCCAAAAGGTGGAATAGGCTACAACAACAAATTGCCCTGGAGTAAAATCGAGGGCGATTTGCCAAGATTCAAAGAATTGACTACAGGTAAAGTTATACTTATGGGTCGTAATACTTGGGACAGTTTACCTAAAAAACCTCTACCCAATCGTATTAATGTTGTAGTGTCTAGTAAGGCTATCCCAGAAATAACTACACTGACTAGCCTACCTGCCAGAGACACAATGGATTTAGTAGATGTTTGGTTAATAGGTGGTGCAAAAATCATTAATTCAAGTTGGCACTTAATTGATGAAGTTCATTTGAGTAGAACAGTAGCCGAACACACTTGCGATACCTTCATCGATTTAGTAAAATTAGAGAAAGAGTTTGTGTGTTGGTTTAAAGAACAACACACAGACCACTCATATGAAATTTGGAAAAGAAAATGAAACAATATCACGATTTACTACAAGACATACTAGATAATGGAGAACTTAAAGATGATAGAACTGGTGTTGGCACCTATAGTGTTTTTGGCCGTAATCTTCGCTTTGATTTGCGTAGAGGCTTTCCCGCTATCACTACTAAAAAGCTTGCATGGAAAGCTTGTGTCGGTGAACTTCTTTGGTTCATTGAAGGATCTAGTGATGAACGTAGATTGGCAGAACTCACCCATGGTGAAGGTAACGCAGAGGGAAAGGTTACTATCTGGACACCGAATGCGCTTGCGCCGTATTGGAAACCAAAAGCGAAATTCGAAGGTGACTTGGGTAGGGTATACGGCGTACAATGGCGCCACTGGAACAAAGACACGGTTGAAAAAGACATGGGTCCAGCGCACAAAGGTGGCACACGCCTCGCGGTAGACAGAACAGAAGTTGACCAATTGACAAATCTCATCGAAGGACTGAAACAAGATCCTAATGGGCGCAGACACATTTTAAGTGCCTGGAACGTGAGCGAACTAGACCAAATGGCATTGCCACCTTGTCACGTTATGAGTCAATTCTATGTCAACAAAGATAAAGAACTTAGTTGTCATATGTACCAACGTAGTGTTGATGTGTTCTTAGGTCTTCCGTTTAACATCGCTAGTTATGCGTTACTCACTCATTTGATTGCGCATCATTGTGGATTGAAAGTAGGCGAGTTGATTATCAGCACAGGTGATACTCATATCTACAAAGATCACATTGAACAAGTTAAAACACAACTATCACGAACCGAATTTTCTGCTCCTACTTTATATCTGAGTGCTCAGAAAACAAATATATTTGAAATGAGAATGGAAGACATTCACTTAGATAACTATGAGAGCCATGGACAAATTAAAGCGAATATGGCAGTTTGATGACGGTAAGGACATCATAACAAGTAGTTATGTTGTTCATACATTTTCGTTAAGTGACGTAGATGATCCTGATATCTATGCAGGCGGTCCTATCTTTGACTGGGAACGTAGTGAACCAGGTCAATGGGTAATGAAAAATGCAATTACTAAACCAACCTGGTATAAGCAGCTTGATGCGATGACATATGGGTATAAGTTTCAAATAAGAGCAGACCTAACACCCGAACAAATAACATTTTTTGAATTGAAATTTAAATGAAAATATTAGTAACCGGCGGCATGGGATTGATAGGACATCATGTCGTATCTAAATTAGAGCAACTACAACATGATGTTGTTATAGTTGACACCCAAACAAACTACGGAATTATTCCACAAGAAGAAGTCAACTATCTGGTGTCTGAACGAAAAAAGAAAATAAAGACATATCAAAATTTTAAGTTTGATATTTGTAGTGCTGGAAACATTGAATGGTTGTTTGCGGCAAATAAATTTGATATCGTCATTCACATGGCTAGCTTCCCTAGACAGAAAGTGGTCAATGCTAACCCACCATGGGGCAGTCGTGTAATGAGTGAAGGTCTACTCAACCTATGTGAAATGAGTAAAAAGAATAACGTAAAGAAATTTGTATACATCAGTTCAAGTATGGTCTATGGTGACTTTACCAACGATGTGACAGAAGATTATAATTGTAAGCCACAAGGACAATATGGAATACTCAAGCTCACTGGGGAACACCTGGTTAAAGATTACACTCGCAGAGGCTGTTTTAATCATACTATTATTCGGCCAAGTGCTGTATACGGCCCGCTTGATGTGGAAGATAGAGTTATTGCAAAATTCATGCTCACAGCAATGCGCGGTGCTACTCTTAAGGTTAATGGAGCAGGAGAAACACTCGATTTCACCTACGTTGAAGACGCCGCCGATGGAATCGTTGCCGCGAGTTTAAGTTCCAATACCGACAATAAGACATACAACATTACCAAGAGCCACAGTAGGAGTCTGCTTGATGCGGCACAACTAGCTGTGAAGATTGTCGGTAAAGGATCTATTGAAGTTAGAGACAAAGACGCTGACTTCCCAAGTCGAGGTGCACTAAACATTGATGCTGCCCGTAGAGACTTCGGTTATGATCCGAAAGTAGATGTTGAAGAAGGATTTCAAAAGTACTATGAATGGCTGAGTACATCAAGTTACTGGCAGAATAGAATATAAAATGAATGAATTAGAAACTGCATTAAAAACACATGACTGGACTTTAAATGGATATAAATCTAGAGTCATAGTGGATAAGTTGATGAAGGAAAATCCTGAACAATCAACAGTGTTATGGGAACAATATTGCCCGTGGTCTGTTACTAACGGCGGCTATATAGAATGGGCAAAAAATGAAAATCACTCACTTCGGTCTAGCAAGACAGTATAAGAACATCGGGGAAGAGTTGCTAGATGCAACTCACCGTGCTTTAAAAGACGGTCAATTAGTCGGTGGTCACTACACTCGTTCGTTTGAAGAATGGTTGAAACATAAGACTAAGACTAAATATGCTATAACGGTACATAGTGGTACTCAAGCACTTGAAATAATTGCACGATGGAAAAAGATTAAGCATAATGAAACTATGGATGGAAATCCCAAAGTTCGCATCCCCAACCTAACCTATCCTGCAACACTTAATGCATTTTTAACTGCAGGTTGGGATGTTGAATTAGCAGACACTGACAAAAACGGTATCATTTCTCATGAGTCTAGAGTAGGTGGAATATATGATTGTGTCATGGGCTTTGCGGGCCGAAGGCCATGGTCAGATGTAAGATATGAAGATAGTTATGGCGTTATAGTTGACGGAGCACAACACTGGTTAGAAGCCGGCGGCAATGTAGGTAGTGGCATGGCAATCAGTTTTGATCCTACTAAAAATTTGAACAGCAGTGGTAACGGTGGTGCTATCGTAACCAATGATGAAAAGTTATATCTATATGCATCAAGCTACAGAGACAATTGCAAGCCATACTTTCATGATGTTGGAACTAATTCACGAATGAGTGAGCTAGATTGTGCTCATCTTCTAGTTAGAGTAAAATATATAGACGAATGGCAAACCAGAAGAAAAGAGATTGCTAAATTTTGGTGCCAGTCTTTTAAGGATCTACCGCTAACCTGTCTTAGTGATACAAAGGATCCCCACGCACATCAAAAATTTGTAATGTATTTGCCGGATCGCAATTCACTTTTTACGCATTTAATGCTGAATGGAATTGACTGCAAGAGACACTATGAATATGTTCTAGGAGATTTACCTTCTGCAAAAGATTTAGCAAAACCAGATATGATAAGTACAAGTGTACTGCTCAGTAGAGGTGTCATTAGTTTACCTATATATCCCGAATTGACTGATGAGGAAGTTGAGTTTATTGGTGATGAAGTTATTAGATATTTTAAACAACAATAGTTTTTGTGTGCTGCCATGGATGAATATATCCACGCACACTGATGGTACTGTTAGATTATGCTGTGTGTCTGATGAGTTCATGCATAAGGAAGATGGTACTAAGTTAAACTTGGGATATGATGAACTGCCTAATATCGTAAATTCAACTGATTTAAAAAGAATCAGAAAAGATATGATTGAAGGTAAACCAATCAAAGGATGTCAGAAATGCTATGATACTGAAAAGTACGGTGGCAAGAGTTATAGAAATTGGAATAACGAAGGATACACAAAACAAATTCCTATACTAAAGAAAATAATATCTTCTACTACCAATGACGGGGCCATCGACAACACTGTAGAATATTTTGACATCCGATTTGGAAATATGTGCAACTTGGCATGTAGAAGTTGTTATCCAGAAGCTAGTAGCCAATTCAACAAAGAAGTTATCAAACTGTTTCCTATATCTGATATAGGAAATTACCACAACATCTCTACTAAAAATCTAAACGATTGGTACACAACTGATGTATTTGAGAAAAACATAGACTCACAGTTAGGAAACATCCAGTCATATTATATGAATGGCGGTGAACCTACTATCATTCAAAACAATCTTGTTATCTTACAGAAGATGATTGGTGCCGGAGTTAGTAAGAACATCAGCATAGTGTTTAATTCCAACATGACCAATACTAGGAAAGAGTTCTATGATTTGCTACCACACTTCAAACAAATACGATTTATGTGTAGTATAGACGGATATGGATCTATGCAAGAGTATCTAAGATACCCTAGCAAATGGAGTCAAATTGACAATACTTTGACTAAACTAGTATCTATGGGACTTACTAATTTGTTGGTACGGCCTACTCCTGTAATCTATAAGCCTAATTTGGAATACATTACCGACTTGTTTGACTACTTTGATTCAATCAGTGACAAATACAAGGTTGACATAAACATAACCCCCATCATTTTAATGGAGCCAGATTACTTAGATTTTTACTACTTGCCAATAGACTATAAACAACGATGCTGGGAGAAAATAGAAACTTGGATGAAAAACGACATTAAACCCCGAGACAGTAATTTCTACGGAATAATGACTACAGTTAAAAATAGATGCTTGGAAGAAGTAGAACATAAAGAAAACTTGTCTAGATTTTTTAAATTTAACGATATTTTAGACTCTAATCGAAATCAAAAACTAGCAGAAGTTAATCCTACTTTAGATAGCATGAGATAAATAGTTGTATGTGGATAATATCAATACTACCCGAAGCCGCAATACACATAATCTTTGGATTAGGTATTTTGGGCACAGTCACTGGTTTTGTGCTAGGATTCGTTCCTTTTGTCAAAGCCTATAAACTAGCAATTCAAATCATAAGTATATTGTTACTTGTTCTAGGGGTGTACCTAGAAGGAGGATTAGCAGACAATAAAGAATGGCAGTTAAAAGTCAAAGAGATGGAAGCAAAACTTGCACAAGCTGAAACCAAGGCTAGCGAAAAGAACATTGAAGTCCAAGAAAAAGTAGTAGAAAAAACTAAAGTTATTCGAGAAAAAGGTAAAGATATTATCAAGTATGTCGATAGATGGAACACTAAGGAAATTATTAAAGAAGTAGAAGGTCCTGAGAGAATCAGACGAGAAGAAGTCATTAAGTACATTGAAAATTGCCCCGTACCTAAAGAAATGATAGACATACACAATCTAGCAACTGAATTGAATAAGGGTGATAAGAAATGAAATACATATTCATTGCCTTGTTATTTCTAGTTGGATGCTCTACTACAGTGCCCGTTCAAAAGAAATTCCCCAACGCTACTACTGAACTCATGAAAAAGTGCGAAAGCCTAAAGAAAATTGAGGGAGACAAAGTAGCAATAACTGACATGCTAAAAGTCATCGTACATAACTACTCTTTATATTATGAATGCTCAACGAAAGTAGATGGATGGCAAGAATGGTATAGTGAACAGAAGAAAATTCATGAAGATAGCGCAAAATAATAGCATATTATTGGCAATTTGTTTAGCTTTGTCCGGATGTTCAACAGTTAATCACTATGAAACCTATGTAGAAGCACAAAAATCATTAAGCCGTGATGCTACTGTAGCAGAGGCTGCTAGAATTGCAGCCTTGATTGAAATGGTTAAGAGTTCTGATAACGAAGTCAAGCTACAAGCCATAAGAGCATTACAAGAAATTCAACGAGGGAAACGCCAAATCATCATTCAGCAACCCAAGTCTTGGTTAGGTAACTGATAAATACTTTATAGTAGGATACAGGAAAAAACATGTCTACCCAAGAAATAATTAATATAGGTGTATTGCCCAACGACGGAGAGGGTGATCCGTTACGAGTTGCCTTTCAAAAGGTTAACAATAACTTTGCTAATGTATTTTTAACTAATTTTAGCATTACACAGGGAACTACATCTGGTTTAGTTCCTAACCAAGTCGTATTTGAATATCCCGCAGATGAATTTACACAGGGGACAATACAGATTCGCAGTTATGATCCAGGCACACCTGACATGCAAAATATAGTATTAGCTGCCGCTATTACAAATAACTTAGGTGGAGTTCGTTTTTCAGGCTACGGTACTTCTCGTGAAGGTAATGCGTTGTGTAGCTATAACATGGATGTAGTAGACAATACTGTGCGATTGTTGGTAAATCCAATACAGGATACAGTTATATATCATTATATGTGCTATCAGATAACATCTGCTAGTATGGTGGCAGGTACACCTATAGAGTTGGATGGTTATCCTACCGGGTCTGTAATGGGTACAGAAGATGATATCATACTTACTACGGAAACACCCGAATGAGAGCCAGAGAGTTCATAGCAGAACAAAAACTTAGTGATGTTCATGACGGTTTAGACGTAGCATCTAAGTCTCTTCCCAACACGTATGTTATTCCAGAGTTACAGAACAATGACTTCTATGATTTATATCGTTTCGGTGTAGCAATTGCCGCAGTAAGAGGCGAAAGCGGTACTGACGATGTACAAAATGGTTATAAGCCTGATTTTAGGGCAGAAAGTAGCTGGGGAGAAAATCAAGTTATATCATCTGAGTTTGACAAAGAGATTGGTAAAACTATTGCCCAAGCATTAAAGAAGGTCGGCAAATCCGGCAAAAAATTAGTCAGTACACCTAGCAGTGATGAAATGGATGACACAATGCATTCGTCTCCTGTCAAAGCTTTCAAAGGATACAAGAGAAAATGAGAGCTAATGAATTTATAAACGAAAATAAGATTGGCAAACTAAGTAAAAGAAAAAGCCAATCTTCTGTAGGATTGCATAAATTTCGTGATGAGAATTATGCAGACCGAATATATGAACTGAACAGAATTATGATGGCTGCAGCCTCAACTGACGGAACTTTCATGCCTGAAATAGACAGCGAGAGTTGGGCAGGAAGACATGACGTTGCGGCACCTTATACACAAGAAGAAGCAAACATGCTTAAATTGGCATATCAAGTGGTGGGTTCTCATCACCAAGACTTAAACAAAGGTGACTTGCGCAGTCAAGAATTACCCGGGGGGAACACTAAGAGTTTAGTTAAACCCTTTAAAGGTTACAAAAGAAAATAATATACACAGTCATTTGATGAATAAGTAATTCTATCAGATTTACAGGATCATCAATGATTGATATTAACACAACAATAGACCTCATCAAGTTAAAGTTTTACAACGAATGGTTGTATACAGCACACATATACGATGAAGGTGACAGCCAATTTCACAAAGAACTAACAACTCAGGTTGTAAAAACCTACATTGACCCATTGAATTTAGCTAAGGATGCTAAAATCTTAGATTTGGGTTGTGGCCCGGGCTATTTCTTAGATGAAATGAAGGCTAGAGAATACACAAATGTTACTGGTGTAACACTTAGCCCCGGTGACATTAGCTTATGTGAAGGCAAAGGGCATAAGATTTCAAAATACGACCTAAGCTTTTTGCCTCAAAAAGATGGGTACCATGACGAGTCAGTAGATTTCATCTTCTTGCGTCACGCATTAGAGCATAGTCCATATCCTATCTTTAGCTTGATGGAATACAACCGAGTACTGAAACAAGGTAGCAAGATTTACATTGAAGTCCCTGCACCCGATTGTGAGCGTAAGCATGAATGGAACTTGAATCACTATAGTATTCTAGGCGAACAACAGTTACTAGCCCTACTAAACAGAACCGGATTTGATGTCAATGTACTAAACAGTTTAGAATTCGACCTTGGAATCGCTGACCCTGCAGGCGGAGAACCTAAGAAGGTTCGTGAAAAGTTC